GCAGATGCTATGGGTCATTCTCTTCTTCTGCTCTGGGGTCCTGAGGCTCAAGGGGATATCGTCCGATGGTTCCAACTTGGGGGACTCTGGACTTTTGTGGCACTCCACGGCGCCTTTAGTTTGATTGGATTTATGCTCAGGCAGTTTGAGATTGCCCGTCTTGTAGGTATTCGTCCTTATAACGCAATCGCATTCTCTGGTCCTATTGCAGTATTTGTTTCTGTATTCCTGATGTATCCACTGGGTCAATCCAGTTGGTTCTTTGCACCTTCCTTTGGGGTTGCTGCTATCTTCAGATTCCTTCTATTCCTTCAGGGTTTCCATAACTGGACACTCAATCCCTTCCATATGATGGGAGTTGCTGGTATCCTTGGTGGAGCACTACTCTGTGCAATTCACGGAGCAACTGTAGAAAACACTCTATTTGAAGATAGTGATCAAGCAAACACTTTCAAAGCATTTGAACCAACACAAGAGGAAGAAACCTACTCTATGGTTACTGCTAATAGATTCTGGTCTCAGATTTTTGGTATTGCTTTTAGTAACAAGCGTTGGCTTCATTTCTTTATGTTGTTTGTACCTGTAATGGGTCTTTGGACCTCCAGTATCGGTATTATTGGTCTTGCCCTTAATCTTCGTGCTTACGATTTTGTTTCTCAGGAGATTCGTGCTGCTGAAGACCCGGAATTCGAAACTTTCTATACAAAGAACGTGCTTCTTAACGAAGGCTTGCGTGCCTGGATGGCTCCAGTAGATCAACCTCATGAAAATTTTGTGCTGCCAGAGGAAGTTCTTCCGAGGGGCAATGCTCTGTGATATACTGGGAGGGGCAACCCTCCTTTTTTTATGATTAGTTCAGAAACTCCTTATAAGTTGGCAGAAATTATCAGAGACACTTGGCCTCAGATATATAGAGTAACATCAAATAAAAAAGATGAAAAAAGTAGCAGTATTCGGATCCGCAAGAACGAGTCCTGATTCTGGTCTTTATCAAGCAGTAGAAAAACTTGGTAAAAATATTGCAGCAGAAGGTTGGGTAGTAGTTACTGGAGGTGGTCCAGGAACTATGGAGGCAGCAAACAAAGGAGCAATGAGTGCTTGTATGGGCAATTCTCTATGTTCTGTTGCAGAAGCAATCTATCTACCCTTTGAAGATGGAGTGAATCCTTATGTTCAAGAATATGAAAAGCATCAGACATTCTATTCAAGATTGCATACATTCTCAGAATGCGATGCTTTTATTGTGACTCCTGGTGGTATTGGAACTCTTCTTGAGATGGCAATGATTTATCAGTTGGTTCAAGTTAATCATATTGATAAGAAACCGATTATTTGTGTAGGTAGAATGTGGAGAACACTTAAGCATTGGATTGAAGATGAGATGCTTGATAATGGATTTCTTAATAATGAAGAGATGAAACTAATTCATTATGTTGATAGATTTTCAGAGGCAACTCATTTATTAAAAGGACTTCTTACTTAGTTTAATTATATGAACTTTACAATCTTTACAAATACTTCTGATTTGCTATATGATAAGCATAACTACAAATTAGTTAAAAATAATAAGAAAACTATTATTTTTGATAATTGGGAAGATGCAAAATCTTATTGGTTTAAAAATGTATCCCTTGGCAATTTAAATTACTTCGAAATTTTAGATAAAGACACTTTAAATAAAAATGAAAAAAAGAAAGGATTTTAAATAATGAAAATGTATAATGAAGAATATTTCTCAGTGATTGAAACTAAAACTGGTAGAAAGATTGCTGATTGTGGTGAAGAAGAAGATGCATTAATGATAGTTTCTTTTGATCCCCAAAATAGAACTATCACAAAAAATAAATTTTTGATGGGACAAGTTGTTGATATTGAAGTTCAAAAAACATTACCAACTACAAATATAGAAAAAGTATATAATAACAATAACTTCACAAAAAACAAAAAAGAACTAAAGCAGCACTATATATCTTTGCCTGAAGGTGAAGGAATTCCAGTCATAGTATAATGTATCCCAGGAAACATAAACAATTAAAAAATCAAAGAAAGAAAAGGATGTATACGCCCGAAGGGTATATAAATGATCCACCAGATACTAAATGCCCTTATTGTGGAAAAGAAAAAAAACCTTGTTCTCATATAAACAGTTTATCTCGTGCTTGGGCTAGGCAATCGTGCAAAAAGAAAAACAATAGTTAATATATAATATAAGTTAGACATTTTTATGCCTAATACAAATTTAAATTTATTTCAATAACCTCTTCGCACAAATGTGTGCTAGGGGTTATTTTTGTAAGTTTTTTTACCAAAAAATAAAAGATTTATGGATGTTTTAAATTCTCCCCAAGACTTTTTATATAATTTGAAAGCTTCTACATCCTCAGAAGCAAAAAGATTATGGAAACAATCAATAAAGGAAAAATGGAATCATTCATGTGCTTATTGCGGAACAAAGGATGGAGAATTAACAATAGATCATATAGTTCCTCAAATGAAAGGGGGCAACGATCATATAACTAATGTTCTCTGCTGTTGTGAGAAGTGCAATCATTCTAAAGGGCATGAAAATTGGGAAACTTGGTTTCACAATCAAAAATTCTTTACAAGAGAAAGATATGATGCTATACTTCGTTGGCAAAGACAAATGTTGGAAAAGGAATTAACACTCTATAAGTATAAACCAAGGAGAAATAAAGTATTATGAATATTAAAATTTACAGCAGATCTGGTTGCCCATATTGTGATAAGATCAAGACTGTTTTGAATCAAAAAGATATTGAGTTTACATCTTATGAATTAGATGAAGATTTTAATCGAGATGAATTTTATGCAGAATTTGGAACGGGAACTACATTCCCACAAATCATTTATAATGATCAAAAATTAGGAGGTTGTTCCGATGCAGTTAATTACTTCATCCAAAACAATATCATCTAAATGGGTTCTATAAATAATCCAGACACACTAGAAATGAATAAGGGTGTCGAATTGCTACTTAGAAATAGGAGGGAGAAAAAAAATTTAGAGACTAAACAGAAAAAGTTTGGTTTTTCGAAAAAAATTTCTCTCTTTACGAGGGAAATTGAAATAAATTTTTTTATTTCTTTAATTGAAAAAAGATAACTCTCTCGGAGGAACTAAAAATGTTAGCAGCAGAACTCACAATTTTTTCTTTGGTTTCATTTTTATTTTTATTGGTTGGTGGAGTGATTGGTTGGCTAACAAAGCAACATGTATATAGCACGCAACAGTTGCAAGTATATACACATCCAGAAATGTTTGATAATAATGGAAATGTAATTCCAGATGAAATAATAGCAGTACGATTTGAGAATGACCATGACTACGACGAAGACGAAGACGAAGACTGAACCAAAAACAGTTAAATTGCCTCCAAAACCATTTGCTTTTGAAGTTCTTTCTTTAGTTTCAAAGCAAAGATCAAATGCCAAAAAAGTAGAACTCCTTAAAGAGTACGAGCATGATTCTTTGAAGGCAATTTTTATTTGGAACTTTGATGAGAGTATAATTTCAATGCTTCCCCCAGGTGAAGTTCCATATTTTGGTGATAATGATTTTAAGACTTCAACCATGACTGAAAGAATTCAGCAGGCAGTTGATACAATGGGGGATTTGAGTTCAGAATCTATTGGTGCATCGGACCAAAAACATACAGCAATTAGAACCGAGTATACAAAGTTTTATAATTTTATTAAGGGTGGCAATGACTCTTTAAGCTCTTTGCGAAGGGAAAATATTTTTATTAATCTTTTAGAAGGAATGCATCCTTTAGAAGCAGAAATTCTTTGTTTATGTAAAGATAAAAAACTTCAAGAAAAATATAAAATTACAAAGGAATTAGTATCTGAAGCATATCCTGATATTACTTGGGGAGGTAGGAGTTAATGATAAAAATTCTCCATCAAGATTGCGATCCCGAACTTGCAAATGATCGTAGTTTACCATACACGGCATATCTAGTTAATTATGAAGATGATGGAGTTAAAAAGTATGACATTGTTATTTGTAATAAAAAAATAGATATTTTTGATTATTACTGGGACAAGTATAGAGAAGGATTAAAAAATTTTAAACAAAGTGAGGGAAGAACTAATCCAAAACTTTGGGGAGTTCAGGTAAAGGAGTCTAAAAAGAAAAAATGAATGAAGACTTTCAACGTATTCTTAGAGAAGAATTAAAAAAAGAATTTGAAGAACAGATGGGAGTATCTGTTAATCAAACTGAACTTAAAAAAGTAATAAAGGAATATAAAAAAATTAAAAAATTCCAAAAGACTTCTTTGTATCAAGTAATGCAAATGGATAAAAAAGAAAAAAAGTAATTTCGTAAAATTGTATCAAACTTTACGAAATTACTTGACTATATACAGCAACGGGTCTAGTATGACCCTACGTTCATCAGAGACAACTCTGACGCAAGTAGGACGGCGGAACGGAACGTTCATCCCAATGGGACGCAAACCGCCCGAAGGAACGGGACCTAAAAATCTCATTTCTTTGGAGAAATCCTCATGGCTAAAGTAGTATATCGGGGCATCGAATATGATACTCAGAAACGTATTGAGTACCAACAACAAATGATGCAACAACCCCAACAATACAACGAAACCTATCGTGGTATTAAGTTTGTAAAAGAGGGGCATAAGTGATGAAAAAACTTAATGTGCTTCAATTAATTAAAGAGCAAAAGCAGAAAGAGCAACGTCGTCATGAAGCACTTCTTGTAAATGCAGGAGCAAAATAATGCTTCAATTTATTGTTACCTCTAGTGCAACTATTGTATTAACAACTATTTTATTATCCGTTTATATTCAATGGTTATATAAGTGATGGATTATCACTACCATTCGGATGATATTGATAAAGATAACAGACCACCTGCTTGTTATCAATTAACTTATAGGGGATGCAAATATTGGTCTTGCTATAAAATACATCTTCGAGAATGGTTTGAAAAAGTCTTAACTATAGATCCAATATTTAATAAGAGGAGTTGACTACTCCTCTTTTTTTGTGTAAAATGATGTGAGAAAGTACTTTTCTTATGGACAAAGACAAACTAAAATTAATTGTCCGTAATCTAGAGCTTTTGATTGATTCTTTAAAATCAGAAATTTATTCTGATGCAGATTCTTACAAGAATCTAAATTTAAAAGAACCAAAATTGACAGATTACGATGAAGTTTTTTATGACGGAGATGATGATGGATACCCAGACTAAATCAATTGTTAAACTGATTTCTGTTACTCAAGGTGCAGGAGAACTTGCAGGAAAATCTGCACAAGAAGTGATTACTTATACTGCCCGTGTAAGCAACCCAAGTAACCAACTTAAATTTGATACTGCTGCTGGACTTCTACGTTATTGTATTAAGCAAAATCATTGGTCTATCTTTGAGCAAGCAGATATGACTCTTGAGATTAATACTACTAGAGGTATCGCAGCTCAAGTGCTTCGTCATAGGTCCTTTACATTTCAGGAATTTTCACAACGTTATGCAGACACGAAGCTTCTGACTGATCTTCCCGAGGTTCCTGAACTCCGTAGGCAGGATGAAAAGAATCGTCAGAACTCAACCAATGATCTGGATGAGCATACACGAGAGAAGTTTGAGGGAATGATTGAGCAGCACTTTGAAGAGGCACAACGTCTTTACGATAAGATGCTTGAAAAGGGGGTTGCAAAGGAATGTGCAAGGTTTGTGCTTCCACTCGCAACACCAACAAGAATTTACATGAAAGGCTCAGTAAGGTCATGGATTCATTATATCGATTTGCGTTCTGCCCATGGAACCCAAAAAGAACACATAGACATTGCAGAAGCAGCACGATGTATCTTTATCTGCCAATTCCCTGATATTGCTGAGGCACTTAGTTGGGAAGCAGAGAACTGCCCAGAATGCTCTGATGCACCCTCTATTACTATTGAATAAATATTTTTATCGTTATTTCATAACATATGGCAACATACCCTGTTATTCATAAAGAAACTGGTGAACAAAAAGAAGTGACGATGAGTGTTCACGAATGGGACCAGTGGAAAAAAGAAAATCCAGATTGGGATAGAGATTGGTCTGACCCAGCAACTTGCCCTGGAAGTGGGGAAGTTGGTGAATGGAAAGACAAGCTTTCGAAATCAAAACCAGGATGGAATGAAGTTCTAACTAGAGCATCTAAGATGCCCGGTGCTACTGTGAGGAAAAATTAATGGCAAGAAAGAGAAGAAATGGTGATCAACCAATTGGTGTTGGTATGACTGCTAGGCAAATGAAAAGGAGAAAACCGATAAGTTCGGAACTGCTTATAGATATAGAACCTTTAACAGAAAATCAAAAAAAGTTATTCCAATCATATTCTGAAGGAAAACATTTGGTTGCTTATGGTGCTGCAGGAACTGGAAAAACATTTATTAGTCTTTATAATGCACTAAAAGAAGTTCTTAATCAAATTACTCCATACGAACAAATTTATGTTGTTCGTTCTTTAGTTGCCACAAGAGAAATTGGATTTCTTCCTGGAGATCATGAAGATAAATCATCTCTTTACCAAATTCCATATAAGAACATGGTAAAATACATGTTCCAACTTCCATCTGAAACTGATTTTGAAATGCTTTATGGCAGTTTGAAGCAGCAAGAAACAGTCAAGTTTTGGAGTACATCTTTTGTTCGTGGAACTACGTTAGATAATTCAATTATTATTGTTGATGAATTTCAAAATATGAATTTTCACGAATTGGATTCTATCATCACTCGTGTTGGAGAAAATTCAAAGATTATTTTTTGTGGTGATGCAACTCAAAGTGATTTAACTAAAACCAACGAAAGAAATGGTATTAGTGATTTTATGAATATCTTGAGAAAAATGCCATCCTTTGATATAATTGAATTTGGTATTGAAGATATTGTTCGTTCTGGACTTGTTAAAGAATATCTAATTGCAAAAATTGAATCTGGTCTGAATGTCTGAAACTAATTTTAATCATGTTGAATTGAATTTACCAGCATTAGAAAGGGAAACAATTGATGGGATTAGATTTTATAAAGTACCTGGAGAAACAAATCTCCATCGGTTAGTTTCTATTACCTCAGTAACCAGTCATTTCAATAAAAAAATCTTTGAGGATTGGAGAAAAAAGGTAGGAGATAAAGAAGCAGATAAAATTACAAAACAAGCAACCAGTCGTGGTACTGATATGCATACTTTGGTAGAACATCATTTAAAAAATGAAGATCTACCTAAAGTTCAACCATTGTCAGATTTCTTATTTAAAATTGCTAAACCAGAATTGAATAAGATAAATAATATTCACGCACTAGAGAAATCTCTTTATAGTAAAGTGCTTGGAATTGCTGGGACTGTTGACTGTATAGCAGAATATAATGGTGAACTAGCAATTATAGACTTCAAAACATCTAAGAAACCAAAACCCAAAGAATGGATTGAACATTATTTTGTACAGGCTGTTGCTTATGCCTGTATGTTATACGAAATGACTGGAATAGTAACTAAAAAATTAGTTATTTTAATGGCTTGTGAAAATGGAGAATGCGTTGTTTATGAAGAATATGACAAATCAAAATACATTAAATTACTCTCAAAATATATTAGAAAGTTTGTTGAAGATCGAACCAATTCCTATGGAAGATAACTTAAGGGAAAAGATTAAGGAAAAGTTTTTATGCCCCCAGAAATTTTCTCAGGACATTGAACAAATAGTTAAAGTATCTAAAATTAATTATATTGATGCAATTGTCACTTATTGTGAAGAACATAGCATCGAGATTGAAACTGTTTCTAAATTGATTTCCAAACCTCTGAAGGAAAAACTTAAGTATGATGCAACAAAATTAAATTTCTTAAAGAAAACAAGTCGTGCTACACTTAATATTTGATTGTGACTCCTTTTGATGTTTATAAAACTTATCTTGCGTTAAAAAATCATTTTACAAAAGATAATTATGATTATTTTAAATATTGTGGAAAGTCTAGAGCATCTCTAGACTCTTTTCATAAAAGGAAGGATAGATACTTTTTTGAAAGAATGTCCCGTCAAAAAACAGAAGAAGAAATTAAGGCATATTTTGTTGCTAATTTTATTGAATGCGATGATTCTCAAACCTTATGGATTGGTGAAATTATTAGAGGTGGAGAATCAGTATATAAAGACTGGATGAAAAAAATTCAAAGTTTAACTTATTTGTTTAAAACAGAGTCTGAGGTTTTTATAAGAAAAGATAACTTTGACAATCTTTTTGACTGTAAGGATGGACAGCACCCAGAATTACTTAAAAAGTATTTGCAGAAAGCATTGTCATTGGAAACATTAGTTATACTTGATACTATATTGAATTACTCTTCAAAGTTTGACAAAAAACTTATAGATCCAGTGTGGGAAACCGTTAGTTTAAAAATTAAAAAATATAAACCATTCCTAAATATTGATGAGTCTAAGTGTAAGCAGATTCTTAAGGAGATAGTATTATGAGTAGATTTTTTGATTCCGAAATGGTCAGAAAATCTATAATCGAATTAGATGCAATTCAACAAAAACTTTTTAAACAAGTTTTAAATCTTTCTTTTTATGATAATGATGGCAAGAAAGAGCATCTTGATTTGATGAAAAAGTTTTTAGAAAAGCAAAAACTTTTTATTTTTAGATTATCACTTTCTGAAGATCCAGAAGCAGTTGAATTAAAGGAAAGAATCCTTGATTCTGCTCGTCTTTTTGGATTAGGTAAAGATGGGACAGTTGATGAATTTTTTAAAGTTCTTGAATCTCAGATTGAGTATCTTGAGAAAACCCTTGACGACTAACCTGCTTAGTGCTAGACTTAATACGTACCGATACGGCACACACTTCTAATACGATTAATACGGAGAATACGAATGTCTTTTGCTGATCTTAAAAAGCAATCTAAAATGGGTTCCCTGACCGAGAAACTCATTAAACAAGTAGAAAAACTGAATGATAGTGGTTCCAAAGATGATGACCGTTTTTGGAAACCTGTTATGGATAAGAGCGGTGTAGGTTCCGCAGTTATCCGTTTCCTTCCTGCCCCCGAAGGTTGCGAACTTCCTTGGGCACAAGTTTGGTCTCACGCATTCCAAGGTCCTGGTGGTTGGTTGATTGATAACTGCCTCACTACTCTTGGTCAGCAATGTCCTGTTTGTGAAAAGAATCGTGTTCTCTGGAACTCTGGTTCAGACCGTGACAAAGAAGAAGCACGTAAGCAGAAGCGTAAGCTTTCTTATTACTCAAACATTTATGTTGTTCGTGATCCTGCCAACCCAGACAATGAAGGTAAAGTCTTCCTTTATAAGTTTGGTAAGAAAATCTATGACAAGATTCTTGCTGCAATGCAACCAGAGTTTGAAGATGAAACTCCCATCAATCCTTTTGACTTCTGGACTGGTGCTCACTTCAAACTGAAACTTGTCAAGAAAGATGGTTATTGGAACTATGATAAGTCAGAGTTTGCATCTCCTTCTGCACTTCTTGATGGAGACGATGATGAACTTGAGCGTATCTACAAGTCTCTGAATAATCTGAATGATTTTACAGACCCCAAAGAGTTCAAGTCTTATGATGACCTGAAGAAGCGTCTTGATTATACTCTTGGACTTCGTGGTGTTCCTAAATCTCAAGATCCAGAAGTTGTTGCTGAAGAGGAAGAGTGGGAACGTGAACGTCGTGGTGAAACTACTTCTTCGTCCTCTCGTTCATCTACCTTTGATAACGCAGAAGTTCCTTCTTCCAAGTATAGTGATGACGAAGATGAAGATGATGCTCTTTCTTACTTCCAGAAACTTGCCGAGTCGTGAAATCTCTGATTATTCTTTTTGCAATTTTTATTGCTTCTCCAGCAGAAGCAATAACTTGGAATCAATTCTGGAGACCATTTAGAGGAGGTGGATACTATTATGCCCCTTCTTATTATGCTCCAAGAGTATATGGCAGTTGCAGAAGGGAAGTCATTCGTGAAGAGGTAGTTTCTGGAGATGGAAGAATTGAACCTTATGTTAGAACATTTAAAGAGGTTCAATACTACCCCTGCTAATAAAAATCGACCCTTAAAATAAAAAAAGGGTCGAAAAAAATTCCCGCAAAATTTTCTCTCATGGGGATTTTGCGGGAATTTATCTATTATTTCTTGGATTAAATGCTCTCTTAGTATTTCTATCTTCAAACTGGGAAGATCTATCATACTTCATCATATTTCTAGTATCTGATACAAATACTGAAACATATTCTGGTCTAAGTAAAAGTAATTTTCTTTTTTCTTCGTTTAATTTAATTTCATAATCATAATTTGATACTGCAACTGCTTCATTAACAACATTGACAATATTTCCATTACTATCCAAATACTCCAATAATTGGGCATCCGATTCTATAAAAACTTTTACTCCTGGGATTGGGTATGCCATTTTTATTTTATTTATTGAGTTACTTCGTTAGTAAAGTTGAACGTTGGTCTTATCTCACCATCGACTAAAGTTCCAGTTATTTCATAAAGTCTATCGGATAAAACAACTTTATTATCTAATACGATATCATTTACATTAATATCAAATTTTTGACCATTTCTTAAATTGACTCTTAGGATTCCACTCCAACTTTGAGGCCAATTCGTCAAAGCATTTAATATTGCTACATCATTTGCCCCTGTTTTGTCTGCAGTTGTTATTTTCAAATATGAAACTGTTGTTCTTATATCTGTTATATTTGTTGTAATTTCTCTACCACTTCTATCATATACTGATAGTCTTTGATTTAAATTTACCTTTACAATAGTATTTGATTTTGCAGAAGGGAAGGATTCAAGCAAATAACTATTGGAACTTGTATTTGTATTTACTTCAATTGAACTAAACGTATCTACTATTAAACCACCTTCTATTAGTACCCTACCAAACTCATCTTTATATTCAACTGTTTCATAATGATGGACATCATATAATACTTCTTCTGATCCATACTTATCCAAAAGATATTTGTATAATGAATTATTATCTAATGGCCATTGTTCATTATAATTTGTAATATTGTTTGTTAATAGTATTATCCAATCTAACTGAGAATTATTATAATATTTTTCCGCAATTTGGTCTGGTCTTTCATTATCTTGTATTTGATAATATGTAAATGCGGTAATTATATTTTTAAAATCTTCTCTTACTTTTGGTCTTTTAAATATATTTTTTACAAGAGTATATTCATCTATACCAGTTCTTTCATTAAATACTGATGCGTATTTTAAGTTTGGAAGTTCTCTGAAGTATGGCATATTAGTAACCTATATCGTCTGGTCCAATTGAATCTAAATCGGGAATTAGATTATTTGCAATATCTGGTTGATAATCAGATTCATATATTGGTTCAATTTCAGTAAATGACATTCCCATTGTTACCGAAATTGGTTGTCCTGGTGCTTCTTCATCAACATAAGAAGCCCACTGACTTTCTGGAGTATAGTTCACACTAAAACCAGTTAAAGCGCATAGTTTAAATCTATTGAGACCTTTTATTGCACCACCATTGCTCTTATATGTTAATTTAAAGATGTTAGGGGTTCCAAGGAATAAAGATCCTGCACCAGCACCTGCACCAGCATTTAATTTTCTTGCTGCCATCCCTTGCTTGAAAAATCTAATAATTCTTCTAACATTTCTTGCTTCTAGTTTACTTCTTGGAGTTAACTTATACCCAAAGTTAAAATCTCTTAGTGTAGGTGAATTAAAGAGTAATTCTAAGTTTGAGTTTGGAACTATGCCAAGACCTCTTGCTAGTATTGTTTCTGGTGGTACTTCAAATCCAAATTGTTTTGCTGCATATGAAGTTAAAACAGATTTTAACTGTTCTGCTACTGCTTGATTTTGTAGTGCATTGACTCCACCTGCTTGACTTGCCATAGATAATAGTTGAATTAACTGAGTTGCATCAAAACCAGTAAATGCTCCTGTTGCTTTTCCTGCTGCTATTTTTGCAACTGTAGCTGCTGGATTTTTGTTTATATCTGAAATTAATGCTGCTGTCAAATTGTTCATTGAATCTGGGCCCCAAGAAACAGAATTATTATCTTTTACATCATTGGGTATAGGCAATATTACAATTTTATCTTCCCCCTGAAGAACAGCACTATTTCTTTGCAATCCATTAAGCAAAATATCCTTCAATTCACCACTTAAAAATGCCTCTCCTGATGGTGATTTGTATCTATACTGATTTATTTGTAGTATATCTTGTCTAGTCTCCAATAAATCAAATGGGTAAATGAGAAGTCCTTTTGCTGCCCTTCCAAATAATTCATCTTCATTTCTACTTGGGAATGTTAATGGTTGCCCTGTTCCCAATCCTCCACCGTTAGCACCAGTTAATCCTCCAGTGTTTGTTTGTGTTGGTTGTGGTAATTGTGATGGTTGTCCAACCACAGGTGCTCTTGCCACATCTAAAAATGATGGTTTTATTGCTCCTCCAGCAGTCCCTCCCAATACTGCTCTTTTCTTTTTTACTTCATTTTTAATTTCTTGATATAATGCATCTATATTTGCTTGCCCAAATGTGCTCACTGCATTTTGAGTAAATGATCCATTTCTAAAAATATACTCACAAGGATCATTTAAATCTGGTTGATTGAAAATATTAATTCCTACTCTTCTTACTACATCAACATTCCCATTTTCTGGATCATATCTCAAATCATAATCTGAGGTTGGGCACGGTGCTCCCTGTTGTCTTTTTAGTGATGTGATTATGAATTCTTTTAAAACTTGCGATGCCATTTATGGTGAGTCCCACACTCTGTATTTTGGTACTTTTTGTCCTCTTTTATCAACAAAACTTTCTGTTGGTAATAATGAGACACCAACCCAATCATTTTTTGGAACCTTAAACATTTCTGTCACAACACCAGAAAAAAGATACTTGTGTAAGGTTTTTTTAGGCGCATTTGATATTCCTAATTTATTTATCAATGATTTAGCAACTCCTCCTCTATATTGTGGATTGAGGTAATGTAAATTTGCCCCAACAAAGTATCCTTCTCTTGGATTTACTTCTATGATATATGATAATGGATGTTGGTCCCACCATTCATATTTTTGTGGATATTTAGCAGAATACAAAAAGAATACTAAGTCACCAGGAATTATAAAATTTGTATCAAATTCATTTATATTTTTCCTTTGATATGCACTAAGTTCGTTCATTAGTTGGTTTGTCCACCAATTAGTGCTTCTAAATCTTTTTCCTGCTTGTTTTTTTAGTTCTTCGGAAATCATTTTACTGGTATCCCCAATTCTTTTTCTGTTAGAATTCTAAATTCATATTTTCTATCTGCACACCACTCCTTTGCTGCTTTCCATTTTGCTTGATTTACTGCCCAGGTTTTTACTCTATATGCCCAAGACTTAGTTTTTCTTTTTGGATTTTGTTCTGGCATATTTAAATCTTTTTGTGGTTTTATTTCAACAACTAAAGTTCTAGGAATACCATTTTTATCTCTGTACTTAACAAAAAAATCAGGAAAATACCTATGAACTTTATTATCAATTGGTGAAATATATGGTATAAAAAATTCTTCAGATCTCCACTCGTTTACACTTTCTGTAAGATCGCAATATTGCATAAATTTCAATTCATAAGATGATCGATAAACTATATTAGTTGGATCACCTTTATACTTTTCTGGTTTTGATGGTCTAAATTTTCCTTGCCGATACCCAGAATCGTCCTTATGTGGCATACATAGTATAGATGTTTTCTTAAAGAATATTTATCCGATGGCAGGACAAGGAGCAGGATATCCTGAGATTGGTCCACTTTATATGTCAACAACTTTGCCTAGAGTAAATCCTACTCTTGCTGGAGCAATAGATGTTTTTGGTGCCTTATCTCAAACAAGTCAATTTAAAGTATCTCTACACTTGACTAATGGGCAAGGTGGATTGGATGGTGGTGACACTGAATTAATGACTTGGTTAAAAGATGCAAATTTAACTAGAGATCCAGCACAAAATACATATTATGATTTCTTTTGTTCAGAGGCATCTCTCCCTGGAGCAACTTTTGACGTTACCGAAGAATCGGGAAGTCGTCAAGGAGTAATTGAGAAATTCCCAATGAGAAGAATATATCCAGAGTTTACGATGACTTTTTATGTCGATAATGATTATCGATTAATAAGATTATTTGAAGAGTGGATGAATTATATAAATCCAGTATATACATCTGGTGGAATATATCCAGTATCAGATAAAGGGCAGGGAGGAGCAAAGGATAGAGACAATTTCTTTAAAGTAAGATACCCAAACACATATAAGAGAATTATTTCTATAACCAAATTTGAAAGAAATTTTAGGGAACAGCCAGGAACTTCTGGAGGAGCACTTGGAAATCTTCCCACTATAACCTATAGAATGATTGATGCTTTTCCTACCAATATTACTGCTCTACCATTATCATATGAAGGTTCAACAATAACAAAAACTACCGTGACATTTGACTATTCAAGATACGTTATCGAAAGAAATGAAGGAACGATACGTCCATAAATACTAATAACTGATTTTTTTATGGGTTATTATGCCATTACCAAAAATATCTGCTCCAACATATGAGTTGGATTTGCCTTCATCTGGAAAGACTATAAAATATAGACCATTTTTAGTAAGAGAAGAAAAAATACTTATTCTTGCATTAGAAAGTCAAGATACAAAACAAATTACTACTGCAATTAAGCAGGTGCTAAAAGAGTGTATTATTACAAAGGGAATTAAAGTTGAGGAACTCCCAACTTTTGATATTGAATATATTTTCTTAAATGTCAGAGGCAAATCTGTTGGAGAGAGTATTGATTTAATTGTTACTTGTTATGATGACGGAGAAACTCAAGTTCCCGTTACTGTTTATATTGATGAAGTAAAAGTACATAAAGACCCCAACCATAAGGTAGATATACATCTTGATAGTAAATTGATTTTGAGGATGAAATATCCATCATTAGACCAATTCATTAAAAATAATTTTGATTTTAGTTCAGCACAAAGTGAGTCAAATATCGAAAAGTCTTTTGATATCATTGCATCTTGTATTGATATGGTTTACAATGATGAAGATTCTTGGGCGGCATCAGATTGTACGAAGAAAGAATTGGTTGAGTTTATAGAACAAATGAATTCTAACCAATTTAAACTAATTGAAACTTTCTTTGAAACAATGCCAAAATTATCTCATACGATTACTGTTAAAAATCCAAAAACAGGTGTTGAAAATACAGTTAAGTTGGAAGGACTAACAAGTTTTTTCGGTTAATTATGGCTCATATGGAACTTGAGTCATATTTTAGAATTAACTTTGCCTTGATGCAGTTCCATAAATACTCATTGACTGAGATTGAAAATATGATGCCTTGGGAACGTGATATTTACGTTGGATTATTGCAACAGCATATAGAAGAAGAAAAGTTGAAACAACAACAAGCAAATGCCAGTTAGTTCCCTGCTATCACCAGAAAAAATTGTAGGAGGAAGAAGAGTATCTCTGGATTCCTTTCAGAACTTTGTTTCTGGTGGTGCTCCACTTGGGAGTTCTGTTGTTTCTAGTGCGGCAAATAATGTTGTAGGTTTTCAAAGAGCATCTGTTAGACCAGTAACACCTGATTTAAGTTCAATTGTTAACACAATTTCTTCAAATATTCTTAGTCAGGTTTCTAGCCAGATAGAAAGTGTAACTAATATAACCAATAAAAATGTAGATGCAAAAGTACAGCAGGTTCGTTCAGAGGTAACTAGAGAGATACAACCTCTTTACACAAAGCAAGAAAATAATATAACACAATTACAGTCTGCTGTTACCAATATAACTCAACAGGCAGACTCTACTATAACTAAACTTGTTGAAGAATATAGAAAAAAAGTTTCTGAAGTTGATGACGCAAAACCAACTGGAATTCTTGGAAACTTCTTAAAAGTTTTCAAAGGTGCTTTAGACTTTATTCAATTCTTTGCAAGTAAGAAAAATTTAGATAATTTAGATTCAAATCTAAAGTCATTACAAAAAATATTTACAGATAGTTTTGAAGTAGCAAAACTAATTAGAAATACTATTAATAAAATAGTTGGACAATTATCAAATCTTCCTAAAGCATCACCATCCGGAAGTCCAGGATTAAATATTGATTTAAAGGTTCCCGAACAAGGATTAAAACAAACTGCCCCAAGAGGAATGGGGAACTTAATGAAAAAAGGTGGGATGTTTGCACTTGGTGCTGGTGGATTAGCAGCAGGAGCAGGTGTAGTTAATGCTCTTTCTGATACAGGAGTTGCACCCGTTCAACAGCAACCAGGATTCCTTGGAGGATTAGTCGAGGGTCTTGGTGGAATTGTTGATTCATTTACTTCTGCAGTTAATAGTCTAATCAAAGGTTCTAATGATAAGTCTGGAGGAACTTCTGGTGGAGGAGGAGGTGG